GAGCCGTCGCCTTGGGCCACGACGTTCTTGAACTTGCCATACGGCATCGCTGGATCGCTCGTGTCGATCTGGCTCGGGTACTTGTCTTGTAATCGAATAGTCATGCTCGCACCTTACACGAAGCTCACAGCGCCGAGCTTCGCTTTCTGCCCCTTGCCGAGTTGATATACCGTGAATGCACCAGAGCCGATTTGCGCTTCTACGCTTGCCACGGTGGCGCCAAACGCCGACGCAGCCTCGAATACGACGCCAGCAATAGCGGCGGACGTTGCCCGATCTTGCTTTGGGAGCCGCGAAAGCCCTTCAATGAACGGCTCGAGCGAGCCGAAGTAGTCGGATAGCGACTCCTTGATCGTAGACTCAATGGTAGTTGCGTCCGCAGTGGCACTTGTCACGTCGAGACCTGTGACCTCGACGTTGAATGGTTGTCTTGAGATGGGGTTAACGATCACGAAAGCACTGACCGGTCGACGGGCGGCGATGCCTGCGCTGTCGGCCTCCACCAGGGCGCGCACCGCATCGAGTTGGGCAGGAGTCGGGGTGCCGTCTTCGTTGCCCGAGCTCGCCTCCGATGCCTCTACGTACACCTCGACCGTGCCAGGGATGTCGCCAGTGTATGGGTAGACGCCAACGACGCCGGCCGCTTCGGTTGCCCACACGCGGTAGTCAACATATGCGCCGCCATTGGGACGGTTGCGTACGCGCTCGCGCACTCTGGACCGGTACGCATCTTCGGTCTCCGGGTTGGCGGCGGTCTGAACGACCGTGATGACGGTAGCGCCCTGCGCAGAGACCTGCGGCGGTCGGTTGGCCCACTCGAGTATTTGTGCGGTCTGACGGTTGCCACCCGTTCCGGTGCCGCCGTTTCCGTCTGGGTCCGAGGCAGCGATAACATTGACCGTTTTTACGCTAGAGTCCAACGTGACGGCGTCTTCTAGGATGTAGATGAATCCGCTGCTTGGATGGACCATCTGGCGCCCAGCCGCCAAAACCGTCGCATCGGGATTGTCGACGGCGAACAGAACAGCGAGTCTCGCGTTGGTGCCAGCTTTGGGGTACCCAGCACCAAACAGTAGCCCAAGCTCGACGAGGGGCCGAAGTTTGCGCCCGTTGATCTCGGTCTCGTCCCACGAGGCGTGCTCGACAAAGTATTGGAGCAGGCTGAAGTTGGCGTATTTCCAGAGCAAGATGTAGACGCCCGACAGCGCCTTTGCCAGCACGCGGGTGAACGACTTCGGCAGAATGGGTATCTGTTTCCCAATCTCTCCCGCGATGGCGGCGATGATGTCGTCGGCGACCTGTTGCGTCGTAGGCGTTGTCATGCGCCGATCCCCCAGTCGTCATAGAAGTCGAACGTGTACTTCACATCTCGCACCGCGATGTCCACTCTGATGCGGATACGGTTTCTCTCGACCAGGGACGCCGATGCGGTGGCATTCGTTGCCAGTCCAGTGTCGACCATCCAGGCCAGGTCGCCCTCAGCGGCCCTTTCGATGCGAAGCAAGTTGTTGCTTGTGGGCGGAATCGAGCGGAGAAGGTACTGGGTCCGGCTTCGCTGCCTGTTCTCCGGCGGCTCCCCGAGGTTGCCCCACCACTGCTTGCGATGCGGGCCATCGGGGTCGCCGGTAACCGGGAGCCCTGGGTCCAGCATGTTTCCGCCCCACATTGAAAGGTACGCCGCGGTCTCGAGCCCAGCCTCGGTCTGCAGGTCGGAGATGAACCCGGCGTCCGCGAAGAGCACGTCGCCGCCGTCTGCCGTATGCCTGAGAAGAACGTCGGTCATGCGTCCACCTTGAGCCTCTCCGACGAAACGTCGGAGCCTGCGCCGAGCGTGGTCTCTTGCGCTGCCGTGGTCGATGCGGTACCGCTCTGGGACGTCGCGGAGCCCGTCGTAGCCACCGGGTGTGTGTGGGTGTTGTAGGTGCCGATGAGTGAGTCGACCTTGTCCTCAAGGCGCCCGAAGCGGTCGTTGATCTTGCTCGCAAGCCCTGCCGCGTCTTCTGCATCGTCGGTGCCAGCGAAGATGGTGCCATCCCGGGTCAGGTACAGCACCGCCACGATCTCGCCGTCCTCGTCCCGGCTGTACGTCCGCCGTTCACCGGGCAGGGCGATGCCCTCGTTCTTGGGGTCCAGGTAGCCCATAACGACGCCTGAGCCCGATTCTGGGCCCTCGGTGACGTGGACAGCGTCATCGGGCAGTGGCGGCGCGTCGACGCCGCTGCCGGCGTATATCTCGGCGGTATAGAGGTCGGTGTCCGACGGGTCGAGGTCGACCTCGGGCACAGGTGTCCCCTCGTCGTCACCGCGGACGAACTTCTTCACTGTGGCTACGAGACCCACGCGCCAGCCTCCTTATCTCCACTTAATCCCACGGCATCACGCTCGGTACCTCTCCGCTGAAAGCGCCTGGCAGCACGACGCCAAGACGCGCGAGTGCCTTTGAGGCGGTTGCCTCAAAGACGACGTCGCGGACCAATAGCTCTGTCTTTCGATACACGTACGCACCAGGCGCCAAAAGGTTGACCGTGGTGTTCGGCGTCCACAGGTCTCCCTGCGGGTCCTCCCACGTAGATACTTCTATCACATATGCCACCATGTTCCCAAACATGCGTGCGATTCTAGACTTGACCGCGCCAGGGAGATCTCCCGCGTTGACGTCGCCAACAGTGAAGGTGAGTGGCCGAACGCGGCCCTGAAGCTGCGGGTTTGTCGCGGTGTACTTGGAGCCCAGTTTCCCAGAACGCCGGTACCTGAGCCCGGTAATCTCCGAGTAGTAGTTCTGTGGGCTGAACGTCGCGGAGACCACCATGGTCGGCGCCCTGCCCTCCTCGAGGTCGGCGACGGGGTTGCCCGGCTTCGTGCTCTCGAGGAACTCGAGCTTGCCGTCTACCGTGTCGCGCATCACAAGGCCGCGAGCCCGGGCGAGCTTCGCGAGAAATGGTGCAATCTTCTCCGTCGGCTTGATGCGGATTCTGCGGAACTGCGCGCCGCCTTCCCCCGCCATGGACACTTCGATCTTGAACGGCCGCGCCAGGGTCTCGGCAATTTGCAGCAGGGTCTTGTTTCTGAACTGAACCGGGAACTCTGAGACGGGCGGCGTCGAGTCCGCGAGCGACGCCGGCAGCGCGTAACCATTCACGACAACCGTTTTGCTTTTGGGGGTCGCGCGCGGCTCCGGCCCGATGAGTTGACCGGTCAACATCACTTCGCGTCGCGCGCTACGTTCGATGAAGACCTCGATGTCCTGGTAGCTGAATGGCTTGAAGAGCGTTCGAAACTCATCGAGCTGCGGCTCGAATGGGGCGCTCATGCGCAGAGTCGAAAAGTTGTCGATACTCTGAGAGACCTGCACCTCTTCCCAGCCACGGAAATCCTTCCAGGTTTCGGTTTCGCCGGCCCTGATGCGAATGAGAACGTCCGGTGAGGTAGTCATGGGTACCACACAATCGTGCGGCCACGAGGAACCTCGAGCATCTCGGCGCCTGTGATGCGGTTGGTGTCGATGAGAAAGTCAAGCCGGTCGTCGACGGAGCCATAGAGCTCGGCGGCAAGGTCGATGATCGTTCGCGGCCGCCCGAGTACCATGGAGCGCTCTGGACTCAGCGTGAAGCTCAGTTGAACCAAGTAGCCGGCGGCCCTGGTGACCGTGTTGTACACGGCCGCGTATGTCTGGCCCCGGTCGATGTTCTGGACTCCCGCCCCGAATCCTGGCTGGGAGAGCGTGGCGTACCCTTGGTCTCGCCATGCGGTGAACGCGTCAAGTTCAGCGAGTAGCGCGTCAGCCGTCGCAACAGCCTCCGGCTTCGTTCGGTACTCCGTTTCCGTCGCAGCGAGCGCCATGCTGGCGAGCGAGGTAGCCGCCATGAAGTCAGAGAAGTACCAGTCGTTCACGGTCTTGTTTCGTCGACGAGTGTTCACCGTGTCCGTGCTCGGATTCTCCCACGGCTTCCCGGCCGGTGAGCCGAAGATGCTGCGCGTGAACGCGGCGTAGCTAAGGATGCGGTTCTGGATGCCGATGGCGGCGCGCGCCGGAAGCGTCACCAGGCTGATCATTTGCTGCGCCAGCGCCAGCGGCTGGCCCACCAGCGTGTTGAGGCCGCTGTTGATGGTCTGCTGCCAGGCGCGGAACTCCCGATCGATCTCAACCAATGCCTGCGCCGGCTTAGCGAGCGTTTCTTGCACCGCCGCAAGATTCGCCTCCACGGTCCCACGAAGCCGCGCCTGTTGGCTCTTGAACTTCACGAGCAGCCCGCGGTCGAGTTCTTGCGCTGCCTCTACGTTGAAGCCTGCGATCCTGGCCAAGATTTCATTCTGCGGAGACACCGTTGCGCTCGGGTAAACCACGCCGGTCGTCGTCCAGAACGTGACACTCACGACAGACTGGTTAGCCTGACGCACCATTTCGTTCCGCCTCGAGATTGTGCCGAAGGGCACGACCGTGAACGTCCCGTAAAGCGGATGCTCGAGCACACCTCCACCGGGCCTCAGAAGCTCTGCCTCAAAGGCCGTTGCCTCGAGGTCATGAGTCTCTCCGGTGAAATAACAGCGCATCGGATAACGCCGAGCGCTGTAACCGTTTTCCTGTACGTACGAGTCGTTTACGTTCGCGAAGTCGAAACCAGCGTTTCGGAGCGGCGTGTCGCGGCTTACGTCTTCAAACGCGAAGGTGACGCGCGTATTGCTCGTCGCCTGCGTATACGCTGCTTGCTGAATCCGGTCTTGCCACGTCATCAGTCTGCTCCAGACGGCACGCTCCATGCCGGGCCAGGCGTCTCGATGAGTGTCATCTCCATGCCTGAACTCTGCACGCCCACGACTTGGCCAGACTCGTTTCTGATGATGATTTCCCCGGCGATACCGCGGTTCCCCGGCTCCTGCGTATAGCCAGGCGCCAAGCTCACTGGGCCCGTGCCGCTTGGCATACCGATGAGCCCCGCGTCGTACCTTCGGTAGTATTCTCGCCACTCTTCAGAGAAGGCACTATTCACCATTCGAGCGATCAGGGTGTGGTTGTAGTCCTCGGCCCAATCCCATGCCCAGCCGAGCGTTTTGGCCATTATCTCTGCGATACCCGCGAGAACCTGTACCGTCTTCCACGAGGTGTCCGCAATCCCGATGATGTCGGACTTGTTGTTCGTCCAGAAGTCGCTGAGGCTGCGCACTGCGCTGTCCAGCACGTCGGCGGCCTTTGTGATGTTGTCCTCGTCGAGCAGGAATTCCGTTATGGATTGAACAAGTTTGCGAAGCGCGGGCAACTGGTCGCTCGCCATATCGATTCGGAAGCCCTCCCAAGCGCTCTTGAGCCGCACGAGATCGCCAAGCACGTTGTCGAGCCTCATGCCGGCCATTTTTGATCCAGCGCCCTCCGCCAGCGTGCTGATCTTCATGAGTATCGTCTGTAGCTGGTCCATGTTGCGGATTAGGATGTTGCCAGCGATGCCGCCGCGAAGACCCACCGCCTCCGCCATCTTCTGTATCTGGCCCTTGTTGCCCTTGATCCGGGCGAACCCCTTGGCGATCTCCGCGAGCAGATCGGGCAACGCTTTGACGTTCCCGCTCTTGTCGACGTTCATGATGTCGATGCCCAGCTGCTTGAAGCTCTGCGCCGCCTTCGGCGTCAAGCTCGCCAGCCGTGTGAAGAACGTGCGCTGCTGCGACGCGCTCATCGACGCCTCGATGCCCATGTGCTGCAATAGCGTCGTCGTCGCGAGCAAGTCCTTGAACGAAAAGTCGAGCGCCTCTCCGACGGGGATCACCTTCTTCATGCCCTCGCCGAGCTCCTCGAGCGTGGTGTTCGCGCTACTCGCTGCGACGGCATAGGCGTCGATGACGGCGGTGCCGTCCTTTGGGGAAAGACTTTTCATCTGCGCAACGGTGGACACTAGAATGTCGGCCATCGTGGATATGTCAGAGCCTGCTGCCTCCGCGCCTTTGAGCGTTGGCTCGATCAGAGCGAGCGTATCCTCGGCCGCCAACCCAGACTTGGCCAACACCTCCATCGCGTTGGCGACCTGTGTTGCGGTGAACGTCGTTTCCCTTCCCAGGCGCTTCGCCTCCGCGGCGAGCTTGGGCATGTGCTTTGTGTAGGCGCCCAAAGTCACTGCGTTGACGCCATCCATGGCGTGCTGGAACTGTACTGCGGGGCCTAGTAGGCCCTTCAATGCGTAGCCGCCCATGACAGCGAGCGAGCCAAGGGTCAGCGCAGAGTTGCGGAACCCACGCGCCATGCGGCCGGTCATCTTGCTGATGCCGGCCATGCCCTTGCGGATGCGACGATGGAAACGCTCGAACTTCGTCGTCATCCTTGCGACGGGCGCACTGAACTTATCAATGCCCTTGAAGATGGCTGAGATCTGAAAACGGGAGCCCGCCACTTCCTACCCCTTCCTCCGCTTGGTCCTCGTATGAAGCTCATAGCGAAGGCCGTTGTAGAAGAAGCGGATCTCGTCGAGCGTCAAGCCACGCGGATCTGGGAGTCCGGGGTATTCGCGACTCACCTGCAAGAGCATCTCCGAATACACCGTCAACACCGTATGTCTCCCGTCCGTAAGACGTTCATCAACGCCATGGCGAACCAGCGGAGTGAGCGCTAGTCCGCCGATAAAAAACCCGCAAGCCTTACAGCAAGTTTCCACTCCCTTTTTCTGAGTTTCCCGATGTACCGCGGGTCCGTGCCCGTGAGAGCGGCGGTGAGATCAACGAGCGCCTTCATGCGCTTGGCCTCTGGTGCCCCGGCCACGATCATGATCTCTTTCCCCTCTGGGACGCGGAACTGCAGCTCCTTGTCGTTCGCAAGGTGCATTACCGCCAAACCTTCGCCGGTGACCGAGATCTCGCCGAGTGAGATCTTTTCGACGAAGAAGTCCACGTTGCCCTGGAGGTCTTTGGCCTCCTCCTCGTCAAGACCGTGGGTCTCGAACGTGATGTCGGCCGTCTCGCACATGCGCTTGAATTCCTCGAGCGCGGTCTCTTGGTCTACCTTCATTGCTGAATGAGCTCGCCGGGGCCGGCCAGCGACACCGACATCGTTGCCGATTGCGTCGACCGCTCGACAGCGTCCGTCACAGTGCCAGCGCCCTGGTACTTTACGCCAGACGCCATCTCGATGACTATCGGCACCCAGTCGGGGTCATTGGCAATGCCTTGGACCGTCTCCTGGTTCGCTGCGTCGTCGTCGACCGCCAGCATCAGACCGGTGATTCTCCAATTGACGGCAGACATGATCTTCCGACCCGTTCTGTCGCCATTGGGTTGCACCTCGCCGTTGAATCCGCCGAGATCGATCGTCGCATCTGCGTCAGCAGCGACGCTGAAGATCTGACTGTCAAGCCAGACCCTTCGAATGCTTCCGCCTACAGGTGTGCCCATCGTTCCCTCCTTACGCTGCCAGTGGTGCGGCCCCGAAGTAGAAGCCGAAGTTTAGTGTGACGTTGATGATGCCAGCGTTGCCGGACAGCTGCACGGTGACCTCGATGTTGAGACGCTTTGGATTCTGCGAGTCGATCCAGCTTCGCGTAGCCTTCTTGGCTGCCAGTGGATCGCTGATGATGGCCGCTAGGCCGAGTGCGTCGATCCGCTCGTTGACCGCAGCCACGGCGGCCGATGGCGTTCGCGCGTTCTTGTTGGTCGTCGCCTGTCCATCTGGGATGATCGGCGCGCCCTTCCAGGCGTCCGTCGCGAAGGGAAGGCGGATGTTGTAGATGATGTTCTTGAGCTTCGTGACGTCGACGTCGTACCGGAAGGCCGGCTGTTCGTCGCCGGTCGGGTGGTACATGGTGACCACGTCGCTGATCTCGATGACGCCGTCAGCCACCTCGATGGTCGAGCAGCCCTTCTTAAGCGCCTCGTCGCGCTCCGCCCATGTCCACTGATCGGCGTCTGCGCCAGGCACGAGCCCGTCCGCCCGAAGGCCCGCGTAGTCGAACGCCGGGTCCTCGTTGGCCCGCTTGGCAATCCTGGCCAGCTGTCGTGCCGCCACCATGAACGGGATCTCACCAGAGCCTGGTGCCGTCAGGAAGACATTCACGCGGTCGTCCTTGCGGGCGTCCGTCTCTGCGTCCGCAGCCGGCACAGCGGCTGCCACGCGGCCCGTGTAGGCCGTGTAGGGCTTGTTGACCTGCGCCAACCACCGGCCCTCACCGTGGTTCTTGATCTTGTCGAGCGTCGCCGTGTCGGCTGGCTCCATACAGTTCAGCACATGCGTGAACCACTTGGTCGTGACCAGGTTGAGCGCGTCGTCGACATCCGGGTTCACCGCGCCGCCCGTAGGCTGCGTGATGCCGAAGGTGACGCCTGGCGCCGAACCCTCGATGCGGATCTTGACGCCGTTGCCCGACGCACCCTTCCACTTCATCGTGAAGTCGACCGATGTAGCCGCGTCCGCCGAGGTCACCGGCATGTCCACGATTGCGGATACCGCCGCGTGGATCTTGTCGCAGATGTCTGCAATCGTATCTGTCGCCGCGATGATGATCCCTTCGGACTTCACCTCGCCGATGTAGACGCGAATCTCACCAGACTGAGCCGTTGGGCTGCCGGTTGGTGTGATGTCGCCCGCTGCTGCCACGCCAGACACGTCGTCTTGCAGCGGGATGAGCTCCACCGGCACAGTGCCGACGCCGTCCCCGTTGCGCGGGAAGAGCTTCTTGTGCGCCAGGTGAAGCGGCGACCCAAAGCCCACGCGGGCACCGACATCCGCCGGCCTCGAGCTTTGGAACGGCTCTGTGACGTACGTCGACGCGGTAGCACCCTGGCCAATGAGCAGGACGCGCGACGGCAGGAACGCCACCGCGGACCCGCGTAGATCCACGAAATTTACGTCGACGCCGAGTACCCTCGCCGCCGCTGACACATCAATACCCATGGTCTCCTCCCATCACTGCCCATACTCCGCGGTGAAGTAAATCTCTCCGGTAGCCTTGCGTTTCACAGTTACACCGATGCTCTCGAGGATTGCTCCCTCGACCAGCGGCGTCTCTTCGTTGAATTGCGCCTCGAGCACCACGCGCGCTGCACATACTTGTTGAAGCTCGCTGCCCTCCATAGAGGGCCGAAGCATCTGAATCCCTGATACCCATCGCTGGTGAATCACACCGTCTGG